GATTCCGCCTTTGTTACAAGCCAGCTGCCTACATTCGGAACCGACTTTGTTGATTCAGGTGCAGTAACCACTCTTATCGATTCTGCTTATATTCAAGCAAGGCAGGTTGATAATCAAAGAGATTCTGCATTCGTAAAGACTGTACAATATGCTGATAATGAAAAACTGATATTTGGTGATAGTGATAATTTCCAGTTTTATCATACCGGTTCTCATAATAGAATAGAAACTAGTAATAATATATTTGTAAATATAGATGCTGACAATTTCTTTGCTCTTTCTGGTGATGAACAATATGAGACAAAAGATCTTGTTATTTCTGGTTCAAGAACCGGAACTGGTGGCGCTGTTTCTAGAGTTAAGTTTAGAAATAGAGCAGGTAGTGACACTATATCAGCAAGCACTGCAGAAACAAGTATTGAAGCCTGGAGAGTAAACGGCTCTACTCCAAGTTTGGTTTTTGATTTTAATGGCACACACAAGCATAGATTTGATGACGATGGTAAGGTCGCGCTTGGTGCCGTTCCTAACTCGTTTGGAACAATCACTGAAACTGTAGAGATTACAGGAACACTGAAAACTACCGGTAGAGCAAAACTTAATGACGGTGCTACAATAACGAGTGATTTGATTGTAGACTCTGCTACTATCTCTGGTCTAAACTATCCTACATCTGATGGAACAAATGGTCAAGTTCTAACGACTGATGGAAGCGGTGCTCTAACATTTACAACTATAACAAGCCTTGATTCTGCACAGGTTCTTGTAGCTTCGGGTAACTTTATTGCTACTACTGATAGTGGTAATGCAACATTTGCAAATGAGAAGATTCATTGGGGTGTTAAATCAGGCAGTACTGGTCTTGTAGAGCTTGTCGGTAGACTGGCTTATGTAGACAGCCAGGGTAATGATGCTCTCGCCGAGCTTTCATTCGGTGGAGGCAGTGGCACGGACTCTTCACAGGTTTCTGCTATCGTTGCATCTGATGTTGATTCGGCTTATGTCCAAGCTAGACAAACTTCTCAAGATTTTGCATACAGTTCTCTAACCGGTGCACCGAGTATTCTCGATTCGACCGGTGTAACTAATATTATCGATTCTTCATATGTAGGTGCAAGAACATCTGGATATACATCACTTCGTGATTACACCTCCTATGTATACACACCATCTACTTCCACTACTGCATTCAGTGGTGCGGACGATAATGGTAATACTCTGTCATATGCAAGCGGATATGTTGAAGTATATCTCAACGGTTCGAGACTCGTAACCGGCCTTGACTATACAGAAACAAGCTCGTCTGTACTTACCCTTGGCGAAGCAATCGATTCTCCTGATACCCTGGAAATCATTTCTCTGGGTGCGGTAGTATTTGACCAGAGTCATATCAGTGCAAAGGATGGTGACTTTGATAGTTCTGGAAACAATCAGATTCTGGACACATTTAATAAGGCAACATATAGAACTACTAAGTATCTTGTACAGATAGAGAAGGATTCCGATAATAAATACCATAGTGAAGAGCTGTTACTTACACACAACGGTACGACGGTTGCAACGACAACCTACGCACAGATTCTCATGGATTCAAACCTCGGCACGTTTGATGCCGATATCGTCGGAGATAACGTAAGGTTGAAGTTCTCCCCGACATATGCTAACACAAGTGTGAAAACAAAAGTTATTAGGATGGATGCATAATGGCTGATAAAGATTTTAGAGTAAAGAATGGCCTGATCGTTTCTGGTAATATTACACCAGATGCTGATAGTGCGTACGATCTGGGTACTGCTGACAAAAAGTTTAAGGATCTACACCTCTCCGGTCAAACCATCTTCCTTGGAGAAGCAAAGTTTCAGGCCAGTGCTACCGGTGACGTTGAGATCAAGAACAAGAGCAATCAAAGACGAAAGATTATTGTCGATGAAATTGAAATGGGTACCGGCCCTAACAAAGTTATTATGCGTGGACGAGGCGGTAAACTAAAAGTTGAAGATAATGCTGCGACCGAAACAACCTCATTGGATTCAGCTCTTGCTACTCAGCTAATTGATTCTTCTTACGTCTTGGCCCGTTCGCCGGCTACTTCAGATGCTGAAATTCAGTCAGTGGTCGATTCAGATAGATTGAATAATAAAGTCGTGTTTGCATCGGGTATTGACGTTAGGCAAGAACTGATTATGCCTAAACTAGACTCAGATACTATCGCTGCTATTAGTAATAACTCCGGTATTGTTGTGTTCAATACTACAATCAATAGATTGATGCAAAACACCGGTAGCCAGTTTGCAATCATTGATGCATCTCCGTCTATTACATCTATTAGTCCTACATCGTTTAACGGTAATGCTGGAAGCCAGATCACAATCAATGGAAATGGTTTTGGTGTAGGAGCACGAGTCAAGTTTATTTCTGATTCTGGTAGAGAGATCATAGCTTCTGCCGTAACAAGAAATAGTGACACACAGCTAGTAGCTACCACCGGTGCTGCTATGACTGTTATTGGTGAGCCATATGACGTACAGGTAACGAATAAAGGTGGACTTCAGGCTACGCTTGAAGATGCTCTTGATGCAGGTAGAACACCTTTCTTCTTTACTGCGGCTGGCAATCTAGGTACTATTGTAGATAGTTATGAAAATCCATCATTCACGATTAGAGCTGCTGACTCTGACGGTACTGCAGTTACTATGTCTCTGGATTCAAGTACTATTACACCGGGTATGAATATCTCTCTTGTTCAGGCTACAGATGACTCGGCAAGAGTTGTTATTTCTGGAAGTCCAGATAGTGTAACCGCTTCAACTACGAATACGTTTGATATTACTGCAACAGACGGTGCTGGTAACTTTAGAACAAGATCATTTAACATTATTACAAATCCTGTGCTTGATGGCACAATGGCGAGTAGAGCGAATGCTTCTGCATTGAGTATTATTAAAGCAGTAGAAGATGCCGGTGGTTCAGCGTCTGACTGGCAAGCTCTTGAAGGTCCTTTGTGGATTAATCCTGCTAAGTTTGCAGGATCTAACTCATCAGCTACACCATTTAGAGCATGGTGTGATATGAATACTCAAGGTGGTGGATGGACACTTCTGATTAAATACGATCATAACCAGGCTACTGCAAGCAATACCGGCTATGGATTAGAAAGAACCGGCGGAAGAGGATATGTGAACACTTCAGCTCTTTACACTCTTGATCCGCAAGGTAGCTACAGAATGGCCAGCCTTGATGGCCGAGATATCATTGCATATGATCGCTCAAAGACACACAATAGTGTGCAGTTTGGCGGTAGATTTATGATGCATGCCTGTACAAATAAAACAAGCGGTGTAAGTAGAACATCATATACGGGTCATAGTTTCACTGCTTCGGTTGCCGGTAGTAGTGTTTCAGCCGATGGTTCAACTACAGTTTCATTCAGCCCTATTTTTAGTCAGTTCCATAAAAATATTTACGATGGAACTCAGACTACTCGGCTGTGGCAAACAGATCATTCTTCGATAACAAACTCAGGCGGATCGGCTGCAACTTTAACAGTACAAGGATATTCTAACCCTTCCGATATCGCATCTTATGGTGGTGGTGTTTTCTGGGGTCTAGGCACAAACAGAAAAACTGCAGCTTCTAACCTTACACAGTACATTGATTCTGGTGCTGGTTATGATGATCACACGAGTATTGCCGGCACTGGTTATAATCCAGTATGTCGACAAGACACTGCTGATGGAAATCAAATGTTCAGTTGTGTCAATAGAGAAGGATCTGTCTACTGTTCTGGTACTAACCAAGGTGCGGGAGTTGGTGTGACCGGCCATAACTCTCCAAAGTTTAACTGGGGTTGGCAGTCCGCAGATGGATCAGGGCAAACTTATGGTTACGGCGAGTTTGCTATTGGAACAAGATGTACTACTGGTGAGCCGAACTCTAATCAACAGCCCGAAAAACGAATGAACTATATGTTTATAAGGTAAAGAGATGACAAAGGCAAGAGATCTAGGAGAACTGGCTACCGCGGTACAATCGGTATCGACAAGCCAGGTGTCGTTTAATAGAGATATTTCCGCGACTGCGATGTCAGTCGGTGGCCACTCGGTTGCGACTGCTGCTACGATCCCTACATTTGGTACAGACTATATCGACTCGGCCGAAGCGATCAAGCTTATTACCGCAAACGCGATTGACTCCGGTGTAGCACTTCAACTTCTATTGGATTCAATCGAAACAATAGCATTGATTGACTCTGCTTATGTACAGGCAAGACAGTCGGCCGGCACAGATTCGGCAGCTACAATCTCATTGATTAATGCAACTATTGATTCGGATTACCTTGCAGAACACGTAAAGAATCTTGAAGGTAATATTGAAATCAAAACAAATGATGATACGAGCAATGCCGGACCAGAATTTACTCTCTATCGTGTAAGTTCATCGCCAGCAGATGGTGACTATCTCGGTCAGATTAAGTTTACCGGCAAACACGATGGTGGCGGTGATGAGATCTATGCTAAGATTACTGGTAAGATTAGGGATGCATCGCAAGGAACAGAAGATGGTCTTATCGAAACTGCGATTAAAGGTAATGGTTCATTTACAATCGTAAGCAGACAGAGAAACGATAAGCTGCAACTGATTAATAGCACAGGTCTTGAAGTTGCTGGTGACACCACACTATCCGGATCACTTACACTTGGCGGAGCTACTCGAAATAAAGTTTTGGATTCGAATGACATTGGCTTGTTTACACCATCATTTATTAGAGTTAATAGACAAAATGTTTCTGCTGACTTTACACTCGACTCTGGACTTAACGCAGTAGCAGCAGGTCCTATTGAGATCGATTCGGGAGTCACGGTAACTGTTAATGGAAACTGGAGTATAGTATGACTAGTACACTGAGAGTTAATACGATTCAACATGGTAATAGCACTGAAGCTGCAACAATTGATGCATCGGGTAATATGACTTTTGCAAAAAATATCAGTCAGACTGGTTTGCAATTTTGGTCCGGCTACCATGATACATCAACTACATATAGCGCCGGCGGCACTATTACCAACTGGACAAAAGACCAAGGAAGCGGAATTACTGAATCCTCAGGTGTTTGGACAATCCCCGTAGCTGGAGTTTATTTGTTCAGTCTTTCATTATTGACTCAGACAGCTGCCGGCGGTGTTTATTGGCATGTGAATTCTACTCAGAAGTGGAGAATAGGGTATTCCGAGGCTACGTCTTATCAAAATCAAGGTGGCACTCTTATGTACCAGTTTTCTGCTAACGATACTTTAAAGTTTACTGCGCAGTCAGCAACTCAGAATTTCTATGGCAACAGCTCAGGATCGGCTGTTAGTGCGTTTAGTATTTTTAAGGTAGGATAAGATAATGAGCACATTAGAAGTACAAAATATTAAACACACCAACGGCACAGATGCTATAACAGTTAGTACGGCTGGTGCGATTACCGGTAACTATCTTCTTGACGATAACTATCCTATTTTTGCATGCGATGGCATTTCTGGTTTTCAATCTGCAGCTTACGAAGGCGTAGGAGCAAATATTGTTTGCCCTTCAGGCTATACTACAACTGTTATCAATCAAGCTAGTCTAATGGGAACAGATGGAGCTATGGTAGCTCCGGCAGATGGAATCTACGAATTCTTGGTGCAGAGTAATGGTGGCACGACCACTGGCCACAGAGGTTTGTATGTTTATCATAAATCAAGTGGCGGCACTAATAATATCGATAATGTTTTTACGATGAATGATTATAGTGGTTATACTATTTCATCTCATAGGATTCTTTCATTGTCTCAAGGTGATAAAATTCTTTGGGGTTATCATAACTCTTATGTTGCATGGAATACGAATACAACGCAATTTGCATGCTGGGGTAGGAGACTGAAGTAATATGAGCACATTAAAAGTAAATAAGCTAGAAGCAAGAACAGGTTCTTCAATAGAACTACCATCAGGTCATTCGATTATTGGTACCGATGGCGCGTCGGTTTATGCGCCTGGAGGAATCGTCAATGCACAACAGTTTACATATTCAGGTACAACTTCGTCGACATCTACAAATATTACCGTATTTGATCAGAACGTTACGCCTAAACTATCCGGAAGTAAGTTTCTGATCTCGTTTGAAATAAAGTGTTCTCGAACAGAAAACAACAGTGTTTATTTCCAACTCGGTCTTGATAATGATTACACTGCTTATGGTCGGGATGCAACCGATCCATCTGCATCTAACTCTCATTATCAAGAAAGCTATGGAAGTAATCACCTGTGGAATGCATCATATACAACATATTATGGTCAGTACTTGTATAGCCACTCAGGATCAGCTGCATTTAACATAAAGGTTAGATCTAGAAGCCAGGGTGGTACTCATTATATTAACTACTCGTATTCATACAACGATGATGATAGAGGCAAACCTATGAGTACACTGACCGTCTTGGAGATTGCACAATGAAACACGCAGCTAGTTATGCTCTTACATTATTGGCTCCAGGTGCTGAATGGACTATGGAGAATGAAGACTATTCTACACTCGTATGGCACGATTCGAATGGATACGCTATTCCATCTGATTCTGACGTACAAAACAAGATTGCTGAACTCGATTCGGACGAACCGCTTCGTCTGCTGAGAGTTGAGCGTGATAAAAAACTTGCTGACTTGGATTGGGAAGTTGTCAGAGCAACTACACAAGGTGTTGCTGTTGATTCCGACCTGAAAGTCTATATGCAAGCTCTTCGTGATTTACCAAGTAACTCTTCGCCAACTATTGATTCGGCCGGTGAGCTAGTTACTTCATCTTTTACATGGCCGACACGATAAAAAATATAAATAGTATAAATAGATAAGCAAGACAATTGCGGTTCTTCAATTAACCTTAACGAGGAAAAAAAATGGCAGATAGAATCCCTCTTATCATAAGTGATAACAAACTGAGAGAAATCGCCGCCGCTGATAATCTTAAAGTGGGTAAGCTGAAACCTATAGCTACTGACACTTATGATCTAGGTGATAGCTCTGTGCGTTTTCGCAATATGTATCTCGACTCCTCAGGTATGTACCTGGGCGGTCTTATCCTGAAAGATTCAGGAACAGAACTAAGAATTACAGATGCTGCAGGAAACAACATTCCATTCGGTGTAACTGGCGTTTCATTTGATTCAGCCACTGGTAAAGTAAGTGTTACTAACACCGACGAAACCACGGTCACAGCGACTATTGGTGGATTCAGTGGAATGCAAGACCTCACCGTGACCGGCGCGACGGTATTGAATGGTGGACTGACTATGGACACCAATGCATTTACAGTTGCAGATACTACAGGTAACACGAGTGTTGGCGGTACACTTGATGTTTCTGGTATCACAAACTTTAACGATACAACTACATCGAGCTCGAATACGACTGGTGCAGTTATCGTTGACGGTGGTCTCGGCCTGGCAGAAAACCTGAACATGGGCGGTGATGCCGATGTTGACGGTACTCTTACAGTAGGTGGTGCAGTTAATATCGATGATACGACTGCGGCTACATCGAACACAACTGGTGCTCTGATTGTTGACGGTGGTGTTGGTATTGCTGGTGCGCTCCATGTTGGTGACCTGGCAGATATCGATGGTAACCTTACAGTCACAGGTAACACAGTCCTTGCTGGTAACCTTCAGGTGGACGGTACACAAACAATCATCAACTCTACGAGCCTGTCAGTTAATGACAAGACTATCGTGGTTGCTGATTCGGCTGCAGACTCTTCTGCTGCTAATGGTGCCGGTCTTGAAGTCTTCGCTGCTGGTGCATCGATCCTTTATGATCACTCCAACGCAGAATGGGACTTCAACAGAGCGATTAACGTAACGGGTGGTATTACAGCATCTGGTACGATTACAGGTGATGTTACTGGTACAGCTTCGGATGCACGTAGACTTGATTCTGCGGGTAGAGCCTTTGCTATTACCGGTGATGCTACAGGTTCGACAAGCACAGATCTTGGTGGCGGCGTAAGCATTGCTGTTTCGCTGGCCGATAGTTCGGTTGCTTCTGATGAGCTGGCTTCGGCAGTCACACTGAACATCAAGAACTCTGGTGGTACTGCAGTGAAGACGCTGATCGGTGCTGGCATCTAACCTAAATGGCTAATCCAACTTCTAGAGCTACATTGATCGACTATTGCAAGAGACGCCTTGGCGATCCTGTGATTGAGATCAATGTAGACGAGGATCAAATAGAGGATCGTATCGACGAAGCGATCCAGTATTATCAGACATATCATTCTGACGCAACGGTGCGCGGGTACCTGAAACATCAGATGACATCGACTGATATTACTAATAAGTACATCACGCTTTCGACGGACGTCCTCTATGTTTCTCGCATGTTCAAGTTGGTTGACGCCTTTAACTCTCGTAATATGTTTGATATCAAGTATCAAATGTCGTTGAACGATATTTGGGACATGACAAAGTATGCTGGTGATCTAGCGTATTACGAACAACTCCAACAATATCTTACTACTCTTGATATGGTGCTGAATGGTCAGCCCATTGTTGACTTTGTAAGGAATCAACACAGGTTGTATATCCACGGTAATATCGAGGATAATGATATTAAGGAAGACGATTATATTGTATTGGAAACATATCAAACGATAGACGCCGATACACACACAAGTATATACAATGATATGTGGCTCAAGAAATATGCTACTGCGCTGATTAAGCTGCAGTGGGGTATGAACCTAATAAAGTTTGAAGGAATGCAATTGCCGGGAGGAGTCATTATCAACGGCAGACAGATCTTCGATGATGCGCAAGCAGAGATTCAAGAACTAGAGGAGAAGATCCGTTTAGAGCACGAGATGCCCGCAGACTTTTTTGTAGGATGATATGGCTAGAAATATTTATTTTACCGACAAACACAGGTCGGAGACTGAACTATACGAAAACATAGTCATAGAATCACTGAAGATCTATGGGCAGGATGTCTATTACATTCCACGCGATATTGTAAACGAAGATAAAGTATTCGGCGACGATATCGAATCAGCATTCAACTCTTCATATAAAGTAGAAATGTACCTCGATAACATCGAAGGTTTCGAAGGTGAAGGAGATCTCTTCACTCGATTCGGTGTTGAGATTCGAGACGAAGCTACGTTTGTGGTTGCAAGACGCAGATGGTCACAGACTGTGGCTCGATATGACAACGATATTAATAGTGAAAGACCAAGAGAAGGCGACCTGGTATATCTACCATTGTCAAACTCTCTGTTTGAAATCACACACGTCGAGCATGAGATGCCTTTCTATCAGGTGTCAAACCTGAATGTATATAAGATGAGAGCACAGCTCTTCGAATATACTGGCGAGGATCTCGATACAGGTGTTGCAGCGATCGACGATATCGAGAAAGATTATGCATATCAGTACAAGGTTACTGTACCTACACCTCGAACTGCGACAGCATCCGTTACACAGGATAGCAATGGTCTGATTACGGGTATTACTCTGACAGACAGTGGCGCATTCTACACAACTACACCTGCGATCTCGTTTATCGGTGGTACACCACTCGATTCTGCAACAGCGACAGCAACTCTTACATCTGGTGGTGTAAGTGCTATTACGCTTGACAGTGCAGGTTACTATACAACAGACTCCGCAGTCACTATCGAGTTTACAGCTGCACCGTCTACATTGGTCTATCAGAACGATAGCGCTCATCAGACATTGGCGACCGGTGTCAAGGTGTCTGGCGAGATTGTACGCTACTCCGATTCGGATGGTATCCTCTATCTTGCACATGTTGGTGCCGATGATGGTAAGTATCATACATTTGTAACCGATAGAAATATTACCTTCGGTAACGTGACGAATACATATACTCGTAATGTAACTGCAGTAAGCCAGGATAACAAGCTTTCAGAGAATGAGCAGAATGATGATTTCAGCACAGAGTCAACTGACTTCCTGGACTTCACTGAGAATAACCCATTTGGAGATCCGGAGAATAACTAATGAGTGATGATTTTGATTTTGGTTTTACCGCCGTTGACGAACATGAACTTGATGCAGTAAAGCAGGCAAAGGACACTGCAGAAAAAATGGCAGTGGGTGTTGATGCAACCCAGGATAAAATAGATAAGTTATATAATGCTATTGTTCCACTACTAAATAATCTAAAGAAGAATCCTGAAAAGGACTATATTCTTTGGCCTAATCGATTACAAAAAGTAGAACAGTTTGAAGATCATTTGCAGAGGATTTATAAGAGCTAATGTTTGGTACTCACTTTTACCACGAAAAGACTAGAAAATGCGTAGCAGCATTTGGTCGGCTGTTTAACAACATCTACGTTGTTCGTAAAAACAGCAGTGGTGGAGGTATGTCTCAAATCAAGGTGCCTCTTTCCTATGCACCGAAACAAAAGTATCTGGACAGAATCAGAGAAAATCCTGATCTCGATACAGATACAAAGGTAGCTATTAAGCTTCCACGTATGTCGTTTGAAATCACAAGCATGGGATACGATACAACGCGGCAGCTTTCCAAGTTGAACAATATTGCAGGACTTGGAACCTCAAACTCAAACAGACAGAAACTTTTTACAGGCGTACCATACGTTATTGGATTCCAAGTTAACGTATATGCTAAATCACAGGACGATGCTCTACAGATTGTCGAGCAGATTCTTCCTACATTCAACCCTCAGTATACACTGACCATGTTCCCCTTGAAAGCAGAGTATCCGAACTTTAAGGAGGATATTCCAATCAGTATTGCTGGTGTTGGATTCCAGGATGACTTCGAAGGAGAAGTTGGACAAAGAAGAACAATCATCTATAACTTAGATTTCGAAATGAGAGTACAGTATCACGGTTCGATTGGTACGGCTAACGTTATCCGCGAGGCAAACGCAAGACTCTTCCAGCAAAACGCTGGACTTGCAGACTCGGATATTCGTATTGAAACTATTCAGATCACACCAGATCCGTTAACAACTATAGGACTTGCAGACAGTGACTTCGGATTCACCGAAACATTCTACAGCGCAGACTCAGACTTCAGATAACGACTATGAGTATTCGCGTGAAACGTATTACGACCTGATCGAAAAAGGTAAGGACGCGCTCGAGGACATGATCAATGTGGCTCGAGAATCTGAGCATCCAAGAGCCTTTGAAGTTCTATCCGGAATGATTAAGAATATTTCGGATGTTAATGATAGACTAATGGATTTGAATAAGAAGAAAAAAGAACTGGACCGCAAGGACGAGACTGTAAAGCAAATCGAAAATCAGCAGAATAACTTTTATCTAAGTACTGCTGAGTTACAAAAGATGATGACACAAGGTGAAATAATCGATGCTGAATCTGAACCAGATCCAAAGCTACTTAGGGAATCCTAATGTAAAGCGTGACGGTGTTCAGGAACAGTGGACTCCGGACAAGCTACAGGAATATAAAAAGTGTATGGTTGATCCCGTATACTTTGCAGAGAAGTACATCAAAGTTATTTCTCTGGACGATGGCCTGGTAGATTTCAAACTATATCCATACCAAAAGGAGATGTTCGAGCACTTCAATGAGCATAGGTATAATATTGTCTTGGCATGTCGGCAATCTGGAAAATCGATCTCGGCATGCGCGTACCTCATCTGGTTCGCCTTATTTCATCCCGAAAAGACTGTGGCCATCCTTGCAAACAAGGGAGCGACTGCGAGAGAAATGCTTTCTCGCATTACACTCATGCTCGAGAACATTCCGTTCTTTCTTCAGCCAGGGTGTAAGGCTCTTAATAAAGGCTCTATTGAGTTTTCTAATAATAGTCGGATTCTTGCTGCAGCTACTTCTGGCAGCTCTATCCGTGGTCTTTCTGTCAACCTTCTTTATCTAGACGAGTTTGCATTCGTCGAAAGAGCGTCGGAGTTCTATACTTCGACATACCCGGTTGTAACTGCTGGTAAGGACACAAAGATTATTGTCACCTCTACCGCAAATGGTATTGGTAATATGTTCTATAAACTATGGGAAGGTGCGGTCCAGGAGACTAATGAGTTTAAGTCTTTCCGCGTCGACTGGTGGGACGTACCCGGCCGTGACGAGGCTTGGAAGAATCAAACCATCGCGAATACCAGTCAATTACAGTTCGATCAAGAATTTGGTAATACATTTTTCGGCACCGGTGATACTCTCATCAATGCCGAAACACTTATGAGTTTAAGAGCTAACAATCCAAAAGATACTCTCGAAGGTGGAGATCTTTTAATCTATAAAAAACCAGAAGACAAGCATGACTATGTCATGACAGTCGATGTGGCGAGGGGAAGAGGACAGGATTACTCTACATTTACACTGATCGATATTAGCGTTCGCCCGTTTGCACAGGTTGCTGTATATCGCAATAACACTATCTCTCCAATACTCTTCCCAAATATTATCTATAAGTATGCGAAAGTCTACAATAGTGCATATGTAGTAGTCGAATCAAATGATGCTGGTCAGGTTGTTTGCAATGGTCTGTATCATGACTTTGAATATGAAAATCTACATGCCGAGTCTACCGTAAAGACAGGTGCACTTGGTATTACAATGAATCGTAAAGTCAAGAGGCTTGGTTGTTCATCACTAAAGGATCTACTCGAAACACAAAAACTTAAAATAGTAGATGAGAATGCTATCTTAGAAACATCTACATTCGTGGCAAAGGGTCAATCATACGAAGCTTCTGATGGTAACCATGATGATCTGGTTATGAATCTGGTCTTGTTTGGTTACTTTGTTTCAACACAATATTTCGGTGACATGACTGATATTAATCTTAAGCAACTCATGTTTGAGAAAAGAATGAAAGAAATCGAAGATGATGTCGTACCGTTTGGATTTATCGACGATGCGTCAGACTATGTACCTGATGACGAGAAGCCTTCATGGTATGTAGAATACGACGTAAATTAGAAATATTATAAATACTAACGATAGTTGATGAAATCCGTATTATGATATCATAAAATGTAACCGAAAAGGATAAAGCAATGGCACTTTTTACACCATCACAATCTCCTGCGGTTGTCGTCAAAGAAGTCGATCAAACTGGCGGTGTGCCTAATGTACAGACTTCGACTGGCGCGATTGTAGGAAATTATAGATGGGGGCCTGTTGAGCAGAGGACACTGGTGGCAAATGAGGCAGGACTCATTGAAACCTTTGCAACCCCTGACACAACGACCAACATCGATTTCCACAATGCTGCTTACTTCCTTCGCTATTCGAACTCCCTGCAGGTGGTACGTATGGTGGATGCAAGTGCGGCTAACTCTACAGGTACTGTCGGCCAGACAGCCTCTTACAGCGCTGCGGCTCTGACCAATCCTGTAGTCAAGAATAAAGCAAATTTCGACCAGCAGCAATCTGCTCTGGACTCTGACGGATATACTTTCGTAGCACGTTTCCCAGGATCTCTGGGTAACTCTCTGAGAGTCGCGGCTTGTCCGCCTTCCGTTAATGACTCAGCTTTTGACGGCTGGATCTATAAGTCCTCGTTCGATAGAGCACCTGGTACATCTGCATACGACAGTGACAGGGACGGTGTTAACACCGAACTTCACCTTGCAGTTGTTGACCTGAATGGTGAGTTTACTGGAACAAAGGGTACAGTTCTCGAAACATATCCTCACGTTTCTGTAGCATCTAACTCAAAGAACGCTGATGGTACTTCAAACTTCGCAAAGGACGTTGTTAATGCAAGATCTGAATACGTCTACTTTGTTGGGTTTGATTCTTCATACACAAACTTGGCGCAAGCTGGTACAGCACTGACACCTGGCACAACAAAGACGTTTATCGGAACAGGCATCGAAGTTACTTCGAATGTTCAGTTTGATTCCGGTGCAAACTCTGGTGCACTGTCAGTAGCCAACTTCCAATCTGGTTTCGATCTCTTTGAAGATACTGATCAGGTTGAGGTAGACTTCCTGATCGCACCGGGCATGAGCTCCAGGACTGATCAGGTGGCGATTACAAATGATCTGGTAAGCATCGCTCAAACAACTCGTAGAGATTGTATCGCGGTATCTTCACCAGCACGTACAGATATCGTCAATCTTACAAACGAAGGTACGATTACAACAAACATTACTACGACTGCCGCAGACTTTACAAGCAGCTCGTATCTCGTAATCGACGGCAACTATCTGAAAGTCTATGACAAGTTCAATGACACATTCATTCAGATTCCTGCCGCATCTTCAACTGCTGGTCTGATGGCAGATACCGACAGAACAGCAGCTCCGTGGTTCTCACCTGCAGGACCGAGACGTGGTAACTACCTTGGTGTTACTGGTGTCGACTACAATCCGAATAAGACAAGAAGGGATACACTCTACAAAGCTGGAGTCAACCCGATTGTTAACGTTGCCGGTGCTGGACTTCAGCTCTTCGGTGATAAGACCGGATTGACAAGACCATCTGCATTCGATCGTATTAACGTACGTAGATTGTTCCTGGTTCTTGAAAGAGCGATCGCTAGAGCAGCACAGAATGTTCTCTTTGAGTTCAATGACGAGTTTACACGAGCTGAGTTCGTTAACGTTATTGAGCCAGTACTGAGAGACGTTAAAGGTCGCAGGGGTATTACTGATTTCCGTATCGTCGCTGATGAGTCAGTGAATACTGCGGAAGTAATCGATAGAAATGAATTTATTGCTAATATCTTCATTAAGCCTGCACGCTCTATTAACTATGTTACACTTAACTTCGTAGCGGTTAGAACTGGCGTAAGCTTTGAAGAAGTAACCGGGGTATAAGGAGGTAAGTTATGGCACTTGGTAGCGTAGATGAATTTAAGGCAAGACTCGCTGGCGGAGGTGCCCGTGGTAACCTCTTCCAGGTGACACTGGCAAATCCTCGTGGTGGGCTTGGTGTTAATCTTGACGTTGACTTCTCCTCATTCATGTGTGAGGCAGCTCAACTTCCAGCTTCAACAGTTGGTACAATCGTGGTTCCTTTCCGCGGTCGCCAGTTGAAGATGGCAGGTGACAGAACGTTCGACGTCTGGACAGTCACAATCATTAACGATACTGGTTTCAGAATCAGAGACGAAATGGAAAAGTGGATGAATGCAATCGCCAACCATGCAGATGCTGGTGGTACGCAGAATCCTGAACTCTATTTCACTGATCTGAAAGTAGAACAGTTCGACAGAGACAACAGTGTAATCAAGGAATATACGTTTAAGGACGCATGGCCTTCTGAAGTTTCTGCTATCGATCTGAGCTATGGTGACACAGATACAATCGAAAGATTTACTGTGACATGGCAGTATCAGTATTGGACATCCAATACAACAGATAGCTAAGCTATAAATAAGTGGAGAGGTTTCGGCCTCTCCACATTATTAAAGGAATTTTTATATGGCTGATGAAAAGGGTTTCCGTTTATTCGGATTTGAAATAAAAAGAGCAGAACAAGAAGACGCTAAGAAAAAGCCGTCTATTGTACCTGCGCGAGATGATGATGGTGCCGGATACGTAACAGCTGCGGGAACGCACTATGGCCAGTTTATTAACCTCGACGGCGATGATGCAAAAGACAACTATCAGTTGATCATGCAATACCGCGGCGTCGCTATGCATCCAGAAGTGGACGCCGCGATCGAGGATATTACTAACGAAGCAATCGTTGGTAGTGAAGTTTCACAAGCTGTAGATCTCTCAATGGATGATTTGAAAGTTTCGGATGGGATCAAGAAGCAGATCAAGGAAGAGTTCGATAATGTATATGCCATGCTGGACTTTGGATCGTATGGCCACGATATCTTCCGGCGTTGGTATGTAGATGGAAGAATCTACCACCATCTTGTAGTCGATGAAAAGAATCTGAAAGCTGGTATTCAGGAGATTCGTGCTATCGACTCTGCAAAGATGAGAAAAGTAAAACAGATCAAGAGGAAGAAGGATCCGGAAACCGGTGCTCCTCTGATTGAAAAAGTTGATGAGTACTACATTTACCAGGAGAAGCCTGGTAACGCTTCGCAAGGTGGCGTTAAGATGAGCTTGGACTCGGTGTCTTATGTTACATCTGGCCTTCTTGACGAGAGCAGAAGAAAAGTACTGTCCTACATTCACAAGGCATTGAAGCCTATTAACCAGCTTCGGATGATGGAAGACTCATTGGTCATCTATCGTCTGGCTCGTGCTCCGGAAAGACGTATCTTCTATATTGACGTTGGTAACCTACCACGTGGTAAGGCCGAACAATATATGAAGGATATCATGACACGGTATCGCAATAAGCTCGTCTACAACTCAAAGACTGGCGAGATTAAAGATGACCGTAAACACCAATCTCTACTCGAAGACTTCTGGCTTCCACGTCGTGAAGGTGGTAGAGGTACAGAGATTCAAACACTTCCGGGTGGTGAGAATCTTG